GGAGATGATAACTTGATGAGCGTTTCAGATGACGCCCCATGGTTCAATCACACTTCTGTCCAGGCTGTTCTGGCTTCCATTGGTGTTGAGTACACCATGGCTGATAAACTAGCTGTTTCTGTTCCTTACATCCCCCTTGCTGAGTGCACTTTTTTAAAGAGATCTTGGAGATGGGATGAGGATCTTGCGGTTCACGTTGCGCCCTTGTGTCATCAATCCATCAATAAGATGTTAACTATACGTGTGGCCTCAGCCAACGTTACTCCACAAGCACACGCGATTCAAGTCATTGGAACGGCTGTGAGAGAATATTTCTTTTATGGTCGCGACACCTTTGAGGAGAAAAGCATATTGCTTCAGAAAACTGTCGTTGAATGTGGTTTGACGCTCTATGTTGAAGACTCTACTTTCCCTTCTTGGGACGCTTTGTGCGTCTCATTTTGGATGAATTCCAGACATATTTTAAAGAAATATCATTGTCTTCCCGAAGGGGACATGATACCTGAGTCTGGTCAGGAACTCACACTTCGGATGGAACTTTTCCACACAGAGCTGGACATCTCTATAAACTGTCCAGCCGCTCTGGCGGCCGGGCCTTCGGGCCCTATTGGGTTGGGCCTAACTAGCCCCTCCCTCTTATATTCAGTTTCCAATCCACCTAATGAGGAGGCCACCCGCAGATGTGGTCAAAAGGAGATGGGTCCCCTAGAGAGACCCACCGGACAAGTACCGGCACTTACTTGCCTAGACGTCCAGGCGGACGTCATTGTTACAGATACTGGTGAATCCTGTCATTTAACGCGAGAGACTGTCATGTTCCATGACGAGTCTGAAGGAATGCGAGGAGGCATCGACCGTGGTCCAGACGGTATATCAAATATGGACCAAACCGAACGGATTGATTTTGTGAAATTTTTGTCACGACCTGTTCGCATTGCCACCTTTACTTGGAATGAAGCCGACGCCCTTGGGATCATTCGCACGTACAACCCCTGGAATTTATTTTTCTCTGATGCACGTGTGAAGTACAAATTAAACAATTTTGCATTTATCCAATGCAAATTGAAGATCAAGATCCTCATCAATGCTTCACCCTTTTACTATGGTTGCATGTATATGGGTTATCAACCACTCC